TGTTCGACGGCATCTGTTGATTGGAATTCTGCGCTTACTTGGACAATATCTGAGATAGCACTTGATACCTCATAAGATGTATCGTCCGCTTTGAGCATGATTGCTCCTGCGCCATTTGAATGACCTTCAGGGGCAATGATTACTTGAGTCTTGGTTGCGTTACCAAGAGCGTCATCAAAAAATTCATCTGTACCAGTAGAAGCGGTACCTTCGAACATACCTCCAAGAGATACGGTTCCATCGCGGTGTCCAACCACATAGGTTTTCGCGCTGGTTCCAAAAGCACTTGTCTCGGCTGTATCGATTGAAGTCGATGCGCTTACGCTATTGAAGTAGGTAGAAAAATCAAACTCATCAAGAAAGACATTGACATTTTTACCGTGGCGGAATGTAGGCATTATTTCTCCTCAACTGGGCGTTGAAATGGGGTACCGTCTTGGAGAAAACCGTCGCCATCAATATCTTTGGCATCAGGGTCAAAACCTTCTTCAACAGCGGGTTCTTCAACAACCTCTGCGACTGGTTCAACCTTTGGTTCTTCAACGACGGGTGTTTCGATTTTTTTTGCTGGCTTATCGGCATCTTCAATAATGCCTGATTCTAAAAGCCACTTGACCGAAGTTGCTGGTAAATCTTCTACAATCTTTCCAGCCTCGGCGCGTTTGTTTGGCGGGTAATCAATACCCTGTAAGACTCGATAGCGAGCCATTCAAACCTCCTCCGTAACGGCACATGGGTAACCCAAGTAACCGTCAGGTCACTCGGACACGGAAGAGACGAAAACTCGGGCGACTAGCGCACAGTAATCAAAGTGTACCGCATACTTATTTTGATACTAATTCTTTTACTTCGACTTTCTTGACTCTTGATAAGAGCGTCGAGAAGGTTCCCTTGTACTCATCGGAGCCTTTGACTGTTCCTTTGATTATGAACTCGTCGCCAATTTCAGCCCTGAAAGAGTATCCTGAATCAAACCACTTGACTTTGTAATCTCCGCTTTCGAAAGTCCAAAGAGTCGTACTGCCGAACTGGGTCTCGAAGGTGTTGCTTGATAAGACCTTGACTGGCAACTCGACGCGCTCGCCGACTGGAGCAATCTGCTCGGACTTGTAAACCTTGGCTGTTTCCTTGGCAATCTCTTGCTCAATCAATCTCTGTTGAGCCTTGATTGCTGAGATGAAGATTCCGATGGTGTCGTAGCGCTGGTAGCGTAACTGAGCCACAGCCCGTAAATTCTGAGCGTAACTAGAATCGCCTTCGAATTTCTGAGCAAACTCGATAAGAGCCTGACCCTCGGCTTTTTCTGCCTCGGAAAACTCGGTGCCGTAGATTTTCTCTAGTTCAGCCTTGCGACTATAAGAACCGAAGAAGTAATTCAAAACTGTATCTTTTGTAATTTCCTTGATGTAGCCGATGTCCTTGACTACCTTGATTGCCAAGGTCGCTACGCTCAAAGTTCCGATACCTGAGAAGCCAACACCGAAGTTACCGCCGAACTCTTCTTCGAAATCTTGTTCGGTAACCAAGGCGGTTGCTGAGAATTCCCAACCTAGAAAGTCTTTGATACAGGTTGAGCCGACCTGCTTGATGGCTCCTGATTCTTCGTGTTGGACAAACAAAACACTCTTGCGAGCGCGATTGGTTTGGCAATGCTCGCAATAACCGACCTTGACATCGCTTGGCTTGATTTCAGTCGAGCCAGCAATCGAACGGGTCAAAACCTGACCTTCGATTACCTCAGCAACAGCCAAGAACTTGTAGCCGTTGTATTTGACTGTTTCGCCCTCAATAATAAGAACTGGATATTCATAGACAATCCCATTGATGATTTCTTCACGGGATTCGATACGACAAGCAAAGCCACCGCTCAAGCCCTTGCGCTTACCGCGCTCGGCAATCTTTTGAGCCTTGGCAAGAGTTTTCTCAACATTGACGCTGGAGATTCTGAACTCTCTCATCTTGCCCTCCTCTCGGGACAAGGCAAGTATATCACAACTAGGGTTAGTTATTCTCTCTTCTGAGGCGCTCTTCTTGAATCATTCCAAGGGTCAGGAAGTAGCCAATCCCATCCACCACCGTATCGGGCTTAGATTGATTGACCTCACGGGCTATCTTCATCCCAACCATACAGAGGGCAACCTGCTCGGCAGAAACCTCACAGCCGAGGATTACAGACCATATCTTTGAGGCTCGGGTGAGATTATCCAAGGGATGTCCATACGCGTCTTGACGGTCTCCTGAGACCAATTCAGCGGCGTATAAAGCGATGTCCCTTGGGTCGTTCATAAGAGTTGGATGTCCGAGACTCCCTCGCTCGAGACTAGGAATGTCAGTACACCCACATCCGCAATCTCCCCCGTTGATTGTCTCCACCACACGCTTCCCCCGTCGAGGGCTGGTGCTTGTAGCCATTTGACTCCTCCCCAATCTGCTAGACGAAACGAATGATAATGACCAGTCACCAAAATGTCACAATCTCCGATTGCTTGGCGTCCGAGAGTTTGGTCAGCAATCCAGCGACGAAGTTTGGATTCAGGGCTTCCTGAACTGCGAGCAAGGTGACCGTGAGTAATTCCAATAATTTTTCCATGAACTTCGACGGTCAAACTCAACTCATCGGTTGGGATAGCAAAACGGATATGACCGTAGGCTTCGGGGTTGGCTTGAAAGATTTCTGCTACTGATTCAACTAGGGCAACATCGTCATTGTCATTGAGAGTAGTAAAGGCTTTTCCGTTCTTACGGTTTTCGCCGTGGTTTCCACCAATCGCCGCAACTGTTATCTCAGGGACTACTTTTGACCAACGGATAAGAGCATCTCTCAAAAGACGACGAGCAATTTTTACTTGGTCTCTTCTATCGACCTCGACTGTGAAAGTCTGAATGTCGTAATGACCATCGCATCCTTCAACTAAATCGCCAAGGCAAAGGACGGTGATTGAATCAATCGGGCGTCCTATCTTCTTCAATTCTTTGATTCTAAATTCAACATCATCGATAGCCTGAAGCCATCTTCCAACTAAACCTTTGAGACCATCCCCATCTCTTTTACCTGTTTGCCAATCTGAAGCACATACAACAAGGCTTGCCCCACCTGTAATTGGCTTGCGCTCGCGTGGCTTATGTTTCTTGATTTCTTGGATAAGGGCTTCTATATCGGCAACTTCTTGTTTGCCCTTGCGAACTACTTTGCCCTTCCATTGGCGATTCAGAACACCTAAAGTATCGCCCCACACATTGAAAAGAACTGGTTCTACTACTTGGAAATGCTCGGGGTCTAATCCCCACATTCGTAGAACTCCCGACCAATCAGGCGCGTTATCGCCCTCCATTGGCTGAGTTGTAACTGTTCCTTCTTCACCTTGCCAAGTGACCCCAGGCAACCATTCAGCCTGTCTTTGTCTTGGTTCAGTCTTTTGAACTGAATTCATCTCAGAAGTTTTGAGAAGATTATCTAAGGCATCATCAAGATTCACGCGGACACTTACACCCATCTTTACCTAGGAGCCTTCGCCGATGCCTTCTCATGACATCGCTGGAAGATACTTGAAGCCCATAGGCTAACATAACCTCAGTAAGTCGAGCCGAGTTTACTTTTTCGTTTTTCATAATTTGAGTAAGTTTTGAACGAAGTGGTTCATCTAATTTAGAAACTAAAACACCGATTGAACAACCACCTTGTTCGCGTCCAGCGCCAACTAACGCATCTAAATCTTTGAAGAAATCATCCTGATTTATTTTTGGACTTACATCTTGGGCATCGGATACTCCACGGGCGCGTCGCGCTTTCGAAGAGGAGCCTGTCACATTTCCAGCATCGCTGGAACTCATCTGTGATTGCGATTCTGCCATACGGGTCTCTCTCTCTTGGAGCCTGTGGCTCCGTTGCTACATTCTCACTAGACATCGGAAATTCACCGAGATTAGTGGTCGATACTTGTTATCGACTCCCAACATATTGACCGAACCCATCGGTTCAATACGCATAATATGTACCCCTGAGATTGTAGTTTCAAGCACCGACGCGAGTAAAACGCGGATATTTTCTGCCTTATCCCTAGCCGTTGGATAATCTTCTCGACCAGCACGGCAGATAATTTGAAGCATTGGATAGTCAATACGAATACCACCAGCCCCCATTGTGAAGGTTGGAGAACTGCCAGCGTTCTCATAGATTGCTACGCAAGCATCGGGTGTTTCAGGTAGAACACCTAGAAAAATACTGGTTCCAAGGGTGCCTTGGGATGCGTGGGCGCCAAAGGCACTTGCTGTGTTTTGAAGGTAGTCGCCTACCGATTCAAGTATGGTTGCCATTAGCCCCTATGACCTTTCTCGATGATGTCGATTATTCTACCGCGTATGTTTTGTTGGATAGAGGGCATTGCTTCCATAACTGGTTGCTCAAGATATTTAGCCTGTGTCGGTGGATTGTGATAATTACCGATAATCTCATGAACATAAAGAGCGTAAGGTGCGGCGGGACCACCGTAAAAAATATCTACAAAATAACCTTGGGTTCCCATTTGTGGAGCCGATACACCACCTGAACCACGAAGGACTCCTGTATCAACTGGAACAAGGATTTGAGACTTAGCAAAAATCATGTTTGCTTCTTCCCATATTGCTTGGGCTATTGCTTGAGGCGTATGTTCCTTGCCAGCCTTGAGAGCATTGACTAACTCTTCATCACCTGTAAGGTCGAGCCGAAAGGACGACTTTGCCATTTTTACCGTCCGAATCTAATTACGGTGTGATGCGCTCCGTTTTCATCGG